AGAACTTAGACGTCAGTTAGGTGAGCAGTTACCAGGTGCTTTTCAAATGGCAGCACAGGCAATGGGGGTGACTACTGCCGAATTGAATAAGATGTTAGAAATGGGGGAAGTTGTTTCTGAGGACTTTTTACCTAAGTTTGCTAAAGTGTTACATGAGAGATTTGGAAAGGCAGCGGTAAAAAATGCCGAACTTGCAAGGGGGGCATTTAATAGGTTTGGTAATGAGGTTGAGTATACTAAAAGATCCTTGGCTAATGCAGGATTCACTGAGTTCTTTGCAGATTTGGCAAGATCCGCAACCGCTTCTTTAGAAGAAATAAGAAAAGATTTAGATAATAGAAAAAAGGATATCACAGAATACATGAAAGAAATATCTGATTCTGCTGATATAGCTTTTAAGAGTTTAGATGTAAAAGATATTGTTGAAGATTTAGAAAGAGTAGCTGAATCTGTAAAATCAATTAAAAAGACAATCGGTGGATTGATAACACTGTACAAGGCAGTGCCAGAAATAGCAAATAAGGGGTTGATTGTACTTTTACTTGGTAGTGTTAGTAAGGTTGCTGGTGTTGCTGCTGGTTTAGGTATGATCACATCCTCTCTTAAAGATGCTTATGAAGGAGTTATAGCATTTACAGAAGGTGGAATATCTTTAAGTGGGGTTTTCGATACAGAAAAATTTGGTGAGGAATTACAACATTTTAGAGATTTACAGGATTTATCTGATGGGTTGTTAGAAACTGAAAAAGAAATAAATGCTGCTATAGATTTAAAATTAATGAAATTGAACAAAATAAAAAAATCTGGATCAACTGCATTTGGTGGATTTAATTTATTCCCTACTGCCAGAAGTAAGAAAGAAAAAGAACAGATTAATTCTCTTAAAGCAGAATTAGAAGAATTATATAAAGTAAAAGAAAAAATACAATACCTTGATAGTAATAAAAAAGCATCTGCCTTCCAGATCCAAATGAATGAAGATGTTATAGTTTTACAGAGATTTGAAAAAAATCTAAAAGAAGCTATTATACAAAAAGAAAAATTAGCAAAAGCACAGATATATATAGCAGTGGGGCAACAAGTTGGGGCAGATCCTTGGATTGCTAAAGAGAAAGAACTAAAAGAAGTAGCTAAAAGGGTCCAAAAGTATCAAGAGCAACAAACCCAATTTGAATATGATGAAGAACTAAAAAGAATTAAGAATCAAGAAAAAGTAATAGAAATTAGACTTAAAAACTTAGCAGGAATGTCTGATCAAGTAACAAAGTGGATTAATGAGCATAAAGAAAAAGATGACTGGATCACTGATATTAAAATTGCCAATCTAAAGGAAGTAGAAGAAGCAAGAGTAGAAGCAACTATAAAAGAAATTGAAGCAATGAATGCTATGGTTGCTAAAGAAAAAGAAGTTTATTCATGGCTTAAAGAGATTAAGGTCAGAAATGCTCTTGAAGCAATAGAAACAGTAGAAGAAGCAAGAGTAGCAGCAACTGTAAAAGAAATAGATGAAATGAATGCTATGGTTGCTCAAGAAAAAATAATATATCAAGAATACCTTGCATGGTCAGTTAGAATAAAAGTAGATGCTATTGTGGAAGGGGAAGAAGCAAGGTCTAAAGCATTTCAAAGTGAAATAGAAGATTGGAATAAGATAATTGCTAAAGAAAAAGAAGTCTATGATTGGTTAAAAAAGATTAGAACCGATAATGCACGTGATACTGTAAAACAAGAGGAAACAGATAGTTCTAATAAATGGCAGAAAGAAATAAAAGCAATGAATGATTCTATTGCAGAAGAAAAACGTGTATTAAAAGAATATAATGCATGGGTAGTCAGTATTAGAATTGAAGGCATAAGGCAAGTTGAAGTAGTCAGACATGAAGCGTGGCAAGGTGAAATAGAAGAGATGAATGCTGTTATTGCTAAAGAAAAAGAAATATTTGATTGGTTGAATGGTATTAAAACACTAAATACTAATGAAGCTAATGTAAAAGAAGAAACAGATCGTTCTAATAAATGGCAAATTTATATAAAAGAGATGAATGATGTTATTGCTAAAGAAAAATCCGCCTACGAATCATTCCAATCCGACTACAAACAAGCCACCATGAGTACCACAGCATACGAGCTTGACCAACTCAATCAACGGTATGATGAATATGCCAAAACGATCACAGACAAAACCAAGCTTGACGAATGGTATGCTATCGAACAAGGAAATATAATCGAAGATAATACAACCGATTGGAGCGAGGCTTTTAGCGGCTGGGCCGCTAGCTATTCCAGCACCTTGAATGATATGATTTGGGATTCTGAATTTTCGTTTAAAACAATAGGTGAATCTTTTGCCAGGATGCTGACCGAAATGCAAATGCAAAAAGCTATGTCGGGTATTATGGATTCAGTTGACGGGATCAATTGGGGTGGCCTTGCCAGTTCTGTTTTTGGGGGAATGTTCGGCGGTGGCGGTGCAAGTCTTGGCGGTGGTGCAGCAGCAGGCGCATCTTCAATATCAACTGGTGCAATCTTTAATGCTGGAGGATCTGTTTTTGGCATGGCGGGCGGTGGTATCATAAATGAGCATGTCAAGGGAATAGGTATGTCTTCCGGGGCATCTTATGAGTTCGGTGAGGCTGGCGTACCGGAGGCGGTTGTCCCTAAAAATTCCTGGAGTGACAAATCACCTGGCAGTGGTGGGCAGCAAACAAAATCCACAATCGTCCATAATACTTTTTATGTCACGCCTGATCAGGCTGGCAACATTTCGAAAAAGAGTCAACACCAAATCGCCAGGGCCGCATCCCGTGGCATAAACATGGCCATGGGGAGGTAATGATGAGCTTTTATGATATTAGATTTCCGAAAGAGATAAGCTATGGGTCTTCTGGTGGGCCTGGATACAGCACCAGCGTGATCGAAGTACGATCCGGAGCAGAAAAAAGAAATGCGAATTGGGACTATCCTCGGTGTGAATATGATGTGGCCTATGGAATCAGGAACCAGGATGATCTTGAGGCACTTATTGAAATGTTTCATATCGTAAAGGGCAGGGCTTATACCTTTCGATATTGGGACCCCCTTGATTATAAAAGTTGTCGCACAGATCAAACCCCAACCACCACTGATCAAAGTATTGGCACAGGTGACGGCGTTGAGGTTGATTTTCAGATTTATAAAACATATCGAAAAACCGGCTTGAATGGATCGACTATTTATTCCCGGACCCGAATAATATCAAAGATTGTAACCGGATCTTTGATCGTTGGCGTTGGCGGTGTTTTGCAGACCGGCAACTATGATTTAGACGATACAACCGGAATAATCACCTTTGATGCTGGAGATGAACCAGCAGACGGGGCGGTGGTTACTGCCGGATATGAGTTTGATGTCCATGCCCGATTTGACACGGACCAGATCAGCGCATCCATTGATGATTATAAAATAGGTGCAATTAACGTCGGTATTCTGGAGGTAAAATAATGGGTAGAACCATATCAACGGATCTTAAAACACATTTTGGCAAAGGGACAACCACTATTGCCATTTGTTGGCGTGTGGAAAGAAAAGACGGTACTGTACTGGGCTATACCAGCCATGACAAGGATTTGATTTCTGACGGGGTTACTTATTCACCTGCCGAATATGCAGAAGTCAGCAACATGGAACAAGGCGCAGACGGCAGCGCAGGGAACATGGATATCAATGTGGCATTTGGTGAGGGTATTACAAAAATAGATATCTCAAAGGGCCTGTATGATGATGCAGCATTATTCGTTTTTATGCTCAATTATAACGATTTGGCCATGGGCATAATGAAGCTGGTATCCGGCAATCTCGGTAAGATCAGTATTGATGAATATGGGGGTAAATTTGATTTTCGATCTTTGACTGACAGGCTCCAAAACAAAACGGGGCGGTTATATGATTATCGGTGCGATGCTGCCCTGGGGGATACTCGTTGTGGAGTCACCCTGGCAACATATACCTTTTCCGGCACCGTTACATACGTAACTGATCAATCAATATTTACAGATACCGGCAAAACAGAAGCGGATAGATATTATTCATACGGAACCGTGGAATTCACATCCGGTTTAAATTCGGGGTGGATCAGGGAAGTAAAGGCGTTTTCATCCGGTCAATTTTCCTTGTTTGCACCTATGCCTTATGAGATTGCAATTGGTGACACCTATAGTGCTATTGCTGGGTGTGACGGGTTTCTCGTGGCGTGTAAGGATACGTTTGATAATTTTGTTAATTATCGCGGCTGCCCCCACCTTCCTGGGCGCGATGAAATTAGTTATTACCCGGACAGTCACTCATGACAATAACAAAACAAGATATAGTTGACATGGCCCGTGAGTATAAAGGCGTACCGTATCGGCACCAAGGGCGTAGTATTGTCACAGGCGTAGATTGTGCTGGTCTTCTGGCGTTAATCGCTGGCCGGATTGGTCTGGAGTATCCCGATAATTTTAGTAAAAATAAGAAGCTTAAAAAATTTAAGAAGACTAAAGAACTCCATGAAACCATTAAACCAAAAAGTTCTAAGCATGGGCGCAGTATTAAAAATTTACGGTATACCAGAAACCCTGAGAAGTTTGAGTTACAGGCTACATTGGATTTTGTATTAGAACCCATAAATAACGCCACCATACAGCCGGGAGACATATTGCTTCTTAAAATTGACGTAGTGCCCCAGCATGTTGCTATTGTCGGCAATTATGAGCATGGGGGGTTGTCCATGATTCATAGTTATAGCCGGGTGAAAAAAGTAGTTGAACACAGGTTCGCTAAAATTTGGGCAGCTCGGGTGGTTGCCGCATATCAGATTCCGGGGGTGATGTAATGGCTGGATTAGGAGCAAGTTTGCTTTATGGCCTGATAAGTGCTGCATTTTCTGCTGCTGTTGCCTGGATATTTGCGCCGGATATGCCGGATATGGAAGGCCCCAGGATGGACGGGAGCGCAATGCAATCATCTGCATATGGACAGCCGATAAAAAAGTGCTACGGGGAAACCCGGTATGCTGGGAATGTCATCTGGTCAGAGGGTATTCAAGAGCATGTCACCCAGACCGAGGTAGGCGGGAAGGGCGGCGATTCTGGTACTATGACCTCTTATTCGTACACTTGCTCATTTGCCGTTGGGTTATGTGGTAATCAAATTGCCGGGGTTAGAAGGATCTGGGCAGATGGTAAATTGATGTATGATGGAGGAGTTGGAGAAGATGGAGATTATACCCAATTTATTGCAGGATTAAAAGACCTTAGTACTATATCTATTTATACAGGTACGACAACCCAATTAGCCGATTCCGTGATGGAAGCAGTAGAAGGGTCAGGAAATGTCCCTGGATATCGGGGACTTGCTTATGTTGTGTTTGAAGATTTGGAATTGGCAGATTACGGAAACAGAATACCTAATTTGGAATTTGAAATTTTGGCATCCGGTGCAGAAACCTCTGTAATTTGGGATATGGCAGATTCGATTGATTTTACCCCACCCTCTGGGTTTGAAGTTTCTACCGTTACTATTATTCCACAAGGTTTTGCTTTTGTATATCATAGTAGTGCTGCTCTTTATATAACAGATGGTGCTCCAGGCACAATCACACAGGAATTTGATACGACTACATATAGTACATATGAACCAACAATGGTTTATAATAAAAGTAAAAACGAATTATATTTAATAGTGCAGGCTCATTATATCCACAGATACAATCTTATTACCAATGAAGAATATTTACCTTCTGCAACATTTCAGAGCTATTATCTTGGAATTAAAGAACTTAGATTCAGTAATGATGGAAATACCATAATAGGTACAAACCCATCAACGACTAAGACAATACATGTCTATCACACATCTCTTATAGATGCCTTTGAAGATGGAGATCAAACTATTGACAGAAATGATCACATAAAACAAACCCTTGATTTTGACGGAGTAGTATATACCACCGTTGAAGGAACGGAATACACGATAGGTACTACTCCTGGTCTTTACAGGATAATGCTTGTTGGACTTTTAGAGAATAATGATATTGTTTTTTTGGTTGGTGCAACTCTTAAATCTTTAGTTATTACAGATGGTTTATCTACAACAATAAAAACAGGATATGATAAAATAACTACTTCACCTGGACATATTGACTCTGCCTTTTTGGATGATGAAAACCGTGTTTATCTGGCATCAGGAGCTATTTTCACGATGGTGGTTTCCTTATGCGAACCACTAACACCGTACCCCTATACAACCATTCCAAGTGTATCATCTAAAACAGCAGTATCTACTATTGTTTCTGATGTTTTTGATAGTTCTGGATTGGCAAGTGCAGATTATGATGTTACGGATTTAGCATCTACAACTGTCAGGGGATATCTTCAGAATAATCCATCAACTGGAATAGCTATGCTCCAGCCGTTAATGCAGATGTTTCAGTTCGATATTATCGAGCAGGATTGGCAAATCATATGCAAGCGGCGCACAGAAGAGGTGACCGTGAATATTCCCTATGATGATATCGGGGCCAGGGAATACGGTGGAAAATACGAAACACCACTTGCAATCACCCAAAAAAGTGAAGCTGAATTACCTCTGGAATTGAACTATAAATATTTTGATTATGGTCTGGATTATCAACAAAATGTCCAACGGGCATCCAGGTCCACCCGTGTTGTATCAACGGTGGAAGTACAGAGTATTCATCACCCGTTTGTCATGGACCCAGAGGCAGCACTGCAAGCCGTTGAAAAACTATTCCAGACTATCTGGGCATCAAGAGTTTCATATAAATTTGCCACAACGGTTGAATATATTGACCTTGTGCCGGGGAAAGTAATCACAATCGAAGGTGGAAATAAAATGCGGATCGGGTCAATTTCTTTGGCATTTCCGAATTTATTATCTATTGAAGCGGCTTCTGAGGATGCGGGATCATATATATCTGTCAATACTTCAACTACTCCATACTTGCCTGATCAGGTGATTGCTGGTGCTTGTCAGATCAGTGTCGTTTTTATGGGTCTGCCAGCATTGGATGGCACCCATTCCACCCCTGGTTTTTATATCGCTGTTTATACTATGTCAGATTTCCGAGGGGCCGCAGTTTATTACTCCCTGGATAATGGTGCCACATGGTCTGTATTACAGGGGGTATCAAGCGCAGCTATTGCTGGAAACGTGACAAATGCCCTTGGGTCTGGGGATACCGAAGTGATCGACGGGAACACGCTTAATGTTAATGTGGCTAACAGCGGCGGCGATCTGTCCAGCACCACAGAATTAAGTATGCTTGCGGGGTCAAATACGGCGGCGGTTGGTGCAGATGGTAGGTGGGAAATTATCAGTTATTTGGACGTGGTGCAGGAAACCAACGGGACTTACACCTTGTCTAATCTGATCAGGGGCCGGAAAGGAACGGGTCACAACATGGGCAATCATACTGACTCGGATAAATTTGTCCTGCTGACAGAATCCAGTATTGCTTATTTGACTGTGCCAGAAGAAAAAATAAGTGTTACCCTGCAATATAAAGTTGTGCCGTTTGGTGCCAGTTTGCAAGAAACCCCGGCTGTTGATTTTGTCTGTTCTGGTGAAAATTTGCTGCCTTATTCTCCTGCCCATGTTACAGGGGAAAGAGACGCTGCTGGTAATCTTACGATAGACTGGATACGGCGGTCCAGATCGAGTATTGGCTGGAATACTTCAGACGTACCGATGGTGGAAGAAACAGAAGAATACGATATTACTATTTTGGACGGTGTAACCCTTGTCCGGACCATAACCGTGACCAGTGCGACAACTACAACATACACAGCAACGGACCAGACCACGGATTTCGGATCTGCTCAAGCGTCTATCGACTTAAAAATATACCAAATATCTGCGGTAGTTGGCCGTGGGAATGTAGTGGAGGCAACAATATGACAACTGACATCTTAGGATTGGATGAACTAACAGAAAATCAATCAGGGAAATATCTGACACATAATATGGCTTTAAGAAAACTGGAAGCTATGACAACCAGGGTTTTGTCCAGGATAACCGGCATAGCAACGATCACCCCGGCGGCTGGTGATGTTTATATTGTCAGCGATGAGTATGCGGCACTTACTGCATGGGTTGCGTCTACGGATTACAGCCTCAATGCGATCAGAGTGCCGACAACCCACAATGGATACAGATATAAGGCAACAACTGCTGGTATAGCAGGCACAACAGAGCCAACTTGGCCCACCACCATCGGGAATACTGTCACTGACGGGGCGGCGGTCTGGACATGTGAAATGGAAATTTGGCCGACAAGCGGAAGTTATGCGCCCGACTATCTTGCTCATTATTACGCCAGCACCTGGCATTATTACGCGCCGGTTGATGATGTGCCGATCTGGTGCGTGGATGAAACGGGTTTTGTTTATTATGACGGATCGGACTGGCAATCTGTATAATAAATAGAATTAACTTAATTATAGATAAAATTGAATTTCAATTAATGGAATTAACACATTGGTAGATCAGAAAACGCTTAAAATATCTATGCTTGAAAAACAGATTGGGCAGTTGAAAGGGGTTGAAAAACCGGTGGACAAGGCCGGGGAAAATTCTTAAAGGTAAATAAGAAACAAAAACAGGCATCAAGTTAGGTTTTTCATTTAAAATACACAGATTAAGCCTAACTTGATACCATTGTATGCGACTATCACAAATCCTTTATATTTCATTAACCTCATTAACCTCATTAACCTCACTTATTCCCTTTACTTTGCTAATCCCATTTTTCATAATAACTTCATATACCTTATCTGCATATTCTGTTACTTTTTTAGAATGGGACACTATTATTATTTGTAGA